TCGGCGAATTTGGTCGTCGGAAGCTGAGCGCGGACGGTCGACAGAGCTGGTGTCGAGATTGCCGGCGTGAGTACCAACGAATCTACGCTCAGAACTGCAGGGATCCGAAGCGACATCGCGAAGCACAACGGCGATACCGCACGCGGCATGCCGAAAAGCACCGTGCCCACTGCATTGTCAGGAAAGCGATTCTGAGCTGCCGGATCATCGTGCCCGTCTGGTGCCAGCGCTGCGGCTGTGTGACCGAACTCGAAGCTCACCACCACGACTATTCGCAGCCACTCGCTGTCGAATGGCTGTGCTCGATCTGCCACGGGCGCGCGCACCGTCGCTACGAGGGAGGCGATCATGCTGGACTATAATCGCCGCCTGGGCTTCGCCGACCACATCAACACAGCCATCGATGCAGCACTTGTCGCCGAGAACGAGGCCACGCCGCCGCGCGATTACCTTGGCGGCTCTCGTCTCGGTGTTGCCTGCGAGCGCGCCCTGCAGTTCGAGTTTACGGCGACGCCCAAGGACGACGGCGCCGGCTTTACCGGCCAGACGCTGCGCATCTTCGCCATCGGTCACCAGCTCGAGGATCTGGCTATCCAGTGGCTGCGCGCCGCCGGCTTCGATCTCTATACGCGCAAGGGCAACCGACCCGACGGCGAACAGTTCGGCTTTTCTGTCGCAGGCGGACGCATTCGCGGTCATGTCGACGGGATCATCGCCGCTGGCCCCGAGGGTTTTGGTCTCGCCGTTCCCGCGCTGTGGGAATGCAAGACCATGAACGCGAAGAACTGGCGCGCCTGTGTCAAGGATGGCGTGACGAAGTCCAAACCCGTCTACGCCGCTCAGATCGCCCTCTACCAGGCCTATATGGAAGCCTCGGTGCCCGGCATTGCCGCCGCTCCGGCGCTGTTTACCGCCATCAACAAGGACACCGCCGAACTCCACCACGAGCTTGTGCCGTTCGATGCCGATCTCGCGCAGCGCATGTCCGATCGCGGCGTGCGCATCCTGCAGGCGACGGACGCCGGCGAGCTGCTGCCGCGCATCGCCACCAGTTCTGACTTCTTCGAATGCCGCTTCTGCCCATGGGCCAAGCGCTGCTGGGAGCAACCCGTATGAGCGACGAGCATGACGACGACATGACCGGCTCCCCGAAGCCGCCCGTCAGCGGCGAGATTGTCCATTTCAATCCCTGGCGCGACTTCAACGATGCGCCGGGCCAGATCGACGTGTTCGGCGACGAGCCGGACCCCGAGCAGATCGCGCAGTTCATGGAGGTGGTGTTCGGCTACTGCGAAGGCCTGATCCCGGTCCGCAGCTTCATCGACAAGGGTCAGGGATTCGATGGCCGCCCGCACAACATCTGGATCGACGCCGACAACACCGTGGCCGAGAAGATGGCGACCTTCGCCAGCTGGGCCGGCCGCGAAGGCGCCGCCGTCTATGTGATCCCCGGTACCGTTGCCGCCAAGGGCCAGGCCAAGGCCGCCGACATCCTGCAGATGCAGACCGTGGTCGTCGATATCGACACCGGTGACATCGTCGCCAAGCGCGCCCATCTCGAGCTTCATCTCGGGTCCCCCACCATGGTGGTGGAAAGCGGTGGCGTGACACCGGATGGACAGCGCAAGGCCCATGTCTGGTGGAAGCTGACCGAGCCGGCCGAAGGCCACGATATCACCCGCATCTGCCGTTTGCGTGGTGACATTGCCGCCAAGGTCGGCGGCGACACACATTTCCGATCGCCGCATCAGCCGATCCGGGTGGCGGGCTCGGTCTATTACAAGAACGGCCTCAAGACGCTGGTGCGGATCGTCGAACTGAACGCAAGCCTCGAGCGCGATCTCGACGAGTTCGCCGAGGCCGTGGCCGACATGCCGCCCGCGCCGGGCGTGAGCCTGACGCCGGATTTCGCCACGCCCGACAAGCCGGCAGTGGACGATGTGCTCGTCACCCCGGTGCGCGAGGGCGGCGCCGATGACTGGTCGCGCTTCGAGGGGGCCTCCGCTGCCATCGGCTACTTCATCCGGCTGGTCCACGAGGGCCGCCTATCGAAGACCGAAGGCTGGGAGGCGATCTGCGGCTACAACGCGGCCATGCTGCGGCCCCAGTGGTCGGTGGAACGGCTCAAGCGCGAGTCCGAACGCCTCTGGGCCCGCCATGTCGAACGTCACGGGCCGCCGCTCGTCAGGCTGAACAGCGCCGCCCCGGTGCCCGACGAGATGCCGACCTTCACGCTGGGGCAGCTGCTCGACGACACGAGCCCGATGCCCGCCGACCTGATCGGCCCGCGCGTGCTGACCCCGGGCGGCCTCCTGGTGCTCGGCGGCGCGCCCAAGGTGGGCAAGAGCGATCTGCTGATCGCCTGGCTCGTGCACATGGCCGCCGGTGTGCCTTTCCTCGGTTTCACCCCGCCACGGGCCTTGCGGATCTTCTACCTGCAGGCCGAGATCCAGTATCATTACCTGCGCGAGCGGATGCAGCAGATCGGCCTGCATGCGGAGCTGATCGCCGCCGCGCGCGACAACCTCGTCGTCACCCCGAAGCTGAAGATGCTGCTCGACGCCGAAGGCAGCGCCCGCGTGGCGGCGGCGATCCGGGCGGCGTTCCCCGACGATCCTCTCGACATCCTCTGCATCGACCCGATCCGTAACCTCTTCGACGGCGGCCCGGATGGCGGCGGCGAGAACGACAACGCCGCGATGATGTTTTTCCTGAAAGAGCGGGTCGAGGTCCTGCGCGACCACATCGATCCCGACTGCGGCGTCATCCTCGTCCATCACACCAGGAAGCTCTCGAAACAGCAGCTCAAGGACGACCCATTCCTCGCGCTGTCCGGGGCCAGCGCGCTCAGGGGTTTCTACACGACGGGCCTGATCCTGCACCGGCCGGACGAAGACGCATCGGAGCGGAAGCTTGAGATCGAGCTCAGGAACGGCCCCGCGCTGAAGCCCAAACTCGTCGACAAGGTCAAGGGGGCGTGGGTCGAGGTCAACCCGATGAACGAACGGCTCGTGCGCGCCGAACAGGGGGCGAAGTTCGATGCCGAGCGGGACCGCAAGCGGGACGTGATCCTCGACATTCTCTTCGAGGAAGCGGCCGAGGGCCGGCTCTACACGACGATGCAGTTCGCCGAAGCCTTCGAGAACAAGAGCGGCCTTGGCAGCAAATTCACGATCAGGGAACGCCTCAGTGTCCTCGCCACGAAAGGTCACATCAAGTTCCTGCGCGACGGCGCACAATTCGGATACCCAAAGGTCCGGTCGCGCTTCGGCTATCTCTGCGTCAAGGGCATGCGTTTCCGCCCCGAGGAACAGGTAGACCCCGAGACCGGGGAAGTCCGCGAGACCGCCGCTCCGGTGCTGCCGAGCCACTATAAATGCCCGCTTTCCGGCGTCTGCATGGACGTCGAAAACCCGGCTGTCTGGGTCTATCCCGAGACGACGACGGACGCGGAAGAGGCCTCCCCAACTCCTAAGAGTGAGGCCTAACTCCTATGTCCTCCCCAACTCCTGTTTCAATGAAATCAATGACTTGCGGCGGTCGAGGAGTTAGTGGCCCAACTCCTCCCCAACTCCTCCAAAATCATGTTTTGCGACGTGTTTTCAATGCGTTGGGCGATGTGGAGGAGTTAGTGGGGAAAGCCCCCATACTACGTATGGGGGGCCAACCGGAGGAGTTGGCCCCCATCCCATACGTAGCGGGGTGTCCGCGCGCGGGGGCTTTGACCTTCCGTGAACCCCAATCCGACGACGGCGGCCGCTACCGCCAAGCATCAACCGCCGTCGTCTTCCACCCGAGCAGCCAAACAGAAAAGGAGACCACCCATGGCTGATACGACTCTGTCCGGCGTCGAGCCGGGCGCAACCCTGAATCCGCCGTCGCGCACGATCCTTGCCCTCGATCTGGGCACCACGACAGGCTGGGCCTTGCGCGGCCATGATGGGCTGATCACCACCGGCACGGTCTGCTTCCGTCCCGGCCGCTTCGATGGCGGCGGTATGCGCTATCTGCGTTTTGCCAACTGGCTGACCGAGATCGACCGGCAGTCCGGTCCTGTCGCCGCGATCTGGTTCGAAGAGGTCCGCCGCCACGCAGGCACCGACGCGAGCCACATCTACGGCGGGCTCATGGCCACGCTGACCGCATGGGCGGAACTGCGCGGCGTGCCCTACGAGGGCGTTCCGGTCGGCACGATCAAGCGTCACGCCGCGGGCAAGGGCAACGCCGACAAGGCCGCGATGGTCGCCGCCGTCCGCGCCCGCGGCTTCAGCCCGGCCGACGACAACGAGGCCGACGCTATCGCGATCCTGCTCTGGGCGATCGAAACGAACGGAGGTGTCGCATGAGATGGCATCCCCACGGTTACGGCGGCCGGCGCCGGGATCCCGAGCAGGTCAAGCGCGAGGGCTGGCAGGAACAGGGTGTCCTGGCGGTCTCTGCCGATGATGACCGTCTCACCTGGCCCGAGCGTGAACTGGTCCGACAGCTCGGCGAGAAGCTCTACGGACCACGCCCTTCCGACAGGGAGGCGCGCCATGGCTGAGCGCGAATGGACTGCCGAGTGCGTCGCCGATCATTTCGATGAGGCGTTCCGCACCCTGGGCAAGCTGCCGCCGGTGAAGGTGCAGGGCTATTTCAACACCTGGCCGGAGATCGTGCGGACGAGTCGCGAGATTGCCTTCATGGAACCCGAGCCGATGCATATCCGGCCGTCGGCCGCCGCCATCACGCGGCTCGAGCAGACGTTCGACTGGGTGCTCTGGATCGAGGAGGCGGAGCGCAAGCTGGTCTGGTCGCGCGCGGCCCGGGTACCCTGGAAGGTGATCAGCCATGAGCATGGCTGCGATCGCACTACGGCGTGGCGACGCTGGCAGCTCGCCCTCACCAAGATTGCGGCGCGGTTGAATGCGCAGTGACTCCAATGTGTTGCAACACTTTTCCATGCAACAAACGAGGGCAAATCAGCTATAGTTTTGACTATGCTCGGGAGAGTAGCGCCCGCGACGGAGACGATCCATCGCGGGCGTTGTCGTTTCCAGCACCGTCGTCATTGTCACCATGATTGAGATCAGCATCATGCCCGTTCGTCCTCCGCTCCATCGCCCGGTTGGCCGGCGCGAAAAGCGGGAGCGCGATCGGGACTACGCTCGCAAGCGGGATCCGCTGGCCCGTGCGCTCTATCGCTCGAAGCGCTGGCGAACGGAACGCGCCGCCTTTCTGCACGATCATCCGCTGTGCGTGGAATGCGCGCGTCACGATCTGATCCGCCCGGCAAGCGTCGTTGATCATATCGATCCGCATGGCGGTGACGAGACCGTGTTCTGGGATCGCAGCCGCTGGCAGGCGCTGTGCGCATCGTGCCACGGCCGGAAGACGGCAGCGAAGGATGGCGGCTTCGGCAATACGCGGCGCTGCACATGAGCCCGCAACACCCCCCGGGGACCTCAAAAGTAGCGAAAGTTTGCTGCCAGGACCGCGCGCCACCAACAGCGCATCCGCGGCCAAAATGGCAATGGGGGGGGTGCGCGGCTAAGATGTTGATTTCACTGGATACCGAAAATGACAATCGCTGAAACTGCGCATATCGGTGTTGATGGCATTGAGCGTCAGCTGGCCGTCGAATATCGCAAGCTTGATGATCTGGTTCCCTATGCACGCAATGCTCGCACGCATTCGGAAGCGCAGGTGGCCGAGATTGCCGGGTCGATCCGCGCCTTCGGCTTTACCAACCCGGTGCTGATTGCCGAGGATGGCACGCTGATTGCCGGTCATGGCCGCGTGCTGGCGGCGCGCAAGCTCGGTATGGAGACGGTGCCGACGATCGTGCTGGCGGGACTGTCGGAGACGCAGC